CGAGTTGTCCGTCGGCGGTGATGCTGAGGTTCTTGTAATAGGCGCTGGCAATCCTGGCCCAGCCCCAAGGTGTGTGCAGCTCATGCCGAACCGCGATGCGGCTCAGCTTCAGGCGATGCCAGCCGTTGTCGAACTCCTTTTTGAGGTGGCCCCAGCGGTCGAGCTTCCAGCCGTTTCGCGTGGCCCAGGCGAGCAGTTCTTCGCGGGTGATGGCCATGGCGTCAGTCCTCCCGGCGGCGGTCGATAAGGCCCGACGCGTCCTCGACCGACTGCCGGATGTCGTCCCAGCAGTCGCGGCAGAACTGGGCCTTGTCGAGAAGCAGCCCCTCGCGGTTGGTCAACACGAGCTCGCGGTGGATTGGCTTCGCCTCGTCGCACAGCGAGCATTCGATGTAGGGTTGTGCGGTCATGGTTCGTCTCCTGGTTCAGTACTCGAGGCCCTTGGCGTCGACCGCGCTGCGATCGCCCAGGTCGGCGAGCACGTAGGCGAGCTGCTCGGTGATGCGGCCGAGGTCGCCCGCGTAGCCCCAATCGGCGGGCGCGGCGGCCTGCCTCTGCTTGTGTTTGGCCAGGCGCGAGGCGATGCGCTTCAGCAGGTCCTGGGCTTCCGCGTACCGCTCGGCGTAGCAGCCGGCGGCGGTTTGCGTGGTCGATTGCGCTTTGGTGTTCCTCATTGCGACTCCATTCATCGCTTCGGTTCCGGGTAGAAGCAAGCGAATTCCGGCAGCGAATCGCGAGAAAGTTCCATGCCGTTGCTGAGCCTGCGCGCGTACGCCAAACATCGCGGCGTAAGCCTGGCGGCGGTGCAAAAGGCGATCCACTCCGGGCGGATTACGCCCAACGCGGACGGCTTGATCGACAGCGACCGCGCCGATGCCGAATGGAATGCGAAGACCCGGCCAGGGCAGCGGCGGGCGAAGGCAGCGGCTGCCGTGCCAAGGGATCCAAGCGAGGCGCCTGCCGCCGGGCTCGATTACTTCCGTGCGCGGGCGATCCGCGAGAGCTACCTGGCGCGGCTGGCCAAGCTCGAGTTCGAGGAGCGCATCGCGAAGGTTGTGGATCGCGATGAGGTGCAGGTGGCGGCGTTCACGCGCGGGCGCGTGGTCCGCGACAACATGCTGAACATCGCCGACCGGGTGGCGGCGACTCTCGCCGCCGAGAGCGACGTAGACCGAGTGCATCGCATTCTGAGCGACGAGATTCGGATGGCCCTGGATGTCCTTGCCGGCCCAAACAGCGACTGAGATTTATAACACCGCCTTCAACGCGGGCCTGAAGCCGGATCCGTTGCTGACGGTCTCCCAATGGGCGGACCGCTACCGGCGGCTGTCCGGAAAAGCGGCGGCGGAGCCGGGCCCGTGGCGCACGGAGCGCACGCCGTACCTGCGGGAGATCATGGACTCGCTTTCGCCGTCGTCGCCGGTCGAACGCGTGGTGTTCATGAAAGGCAGTCAGATCGGGGGCACCGAGTGTGGGAACAACTGGGTGGGCTACGTGATCCACAAATCGCCCGGGCCGATGATGGTGGTGCAGCCCACGGTCGAACTGGCCAAGCGCAACTCGAAGCAGCGCATCGATCCGCTGATCGAAGAAAGCGACGTTCTGCGGGAGCTGGTAAAAAGCCCGCGATCGCGCGACTCGGGCAACACGGTTCTCTCGAAGGAGTTTCCCGGCGGCGTGCTGGTGATGACCGGGGCCAACAGCGCGGTGGGGCTGCGCTCGATGGCGGTGCGGTATCTGTTCCTCGACGAGATCGACGCCTATCCGGGCGACGTCGACGGCGAGGGCGATCCGATCCACCTGGCCTTCGCGCGCACACGCACGTTCTCGCGCCGCAAGGTGTTCCTGTGCTCGACGCCGCTCATTACGGGCTTGAGCCGGATCGAGGCGGCGTTCGCCGAAAGCGACCAGCGGCGCTACTGGGTGCCGTGCCCGCACTGCGGCGAGTTCCAGGTGCTGAAGTTCGAGCGGCTCCGCTGGCCCAAGGGCGAGCCAAGGAAGGCGGCCTACCACTGCATCGCCTGTGAGCAGGCCATCTTCAACCACCAAAAGAACACGATGCTCGCGCGCGGCGAGTGGCGGCCCGAGGCGCAAGGTGACGGCCGCACGCGCGGCTATCATCTCTCGAGCCTCTATAGTCCCGTGGGTTGGTATTCCTGGGAGCGCGCGGCGGATGACTGGGAAAAAGCCCAGAAGGATGTCGAACGCCTGAAGTCGTTCGTGAATCTCGTGCTCGGCGAGTCGTGGCAGGAGCGCGGCGACGCGCCCGACTGGCAGCCGCTCTACGACCGCCGCGAGGATTATCCGATTGGCACGGTCCCACGGGGCGGCCTGTTTCTCACCGCTGGCGCCGATGTGCAGCGGGACCGGATCGAAGTCGAAGTAGTGGCTTGGGGCCGCGGCAAGGAGTCGTGGTCGGTCGACTACCGCGTGCTGGTGGGAGACACGGCGCGGGCCGACGTGTGGCGGCAGTTGGACGCATTGCTGGATGAAGAGTTCCCGCACGCGAGTGGCATGCGGATGCCGATCCGCGTGCTGTGCGTGGATGCGGGCTTCAACCCGCGCATCACCTATGACTGGGTGCGCCAGCACCCGCAGGCCTCCTGGGGGCCCGCTGGCGCAAGGGCGGCGCATCCGAAGACCGCCGTGGCGGTGAAAGGCACGGCGCGCACGGACCGGCTGATTCTGGGCGCCTCGCCCGTCGATGCCAGCAAGCGGCGTGGCACGCGGTTGTGGACGCTCGGCACGCCCGTGGCGAAGTCGGAACTTTACAGCCGCCTACGCCTCGTGCCGCCGGCGAAGGAAGGCGGCGACCCGTTCCCCGCGGGCTACTGCCACTTCCCGCGCTACGAGGAAGAATATTTCCGGCAGTTGACCGCGGAGAGCGTGGTCAAAGGTCACTGGGTCGTTGCGCCCAACCGGCGCAACGAAGCGCTCGACTGCCGGGTGTACGCGCGCGCGGCGGCCTCGATCTACGGCATCGACCGCTTCAGTGAGAAGCACTGGCGGGAACTCGAGGCCCTTTTGCCCGCGCCCGCCGCGGAGCCGGCACACCCTCAGCCACGCCCGGTGCGCCGCGTGACGGTGCGTTCGAACTGGATGAAGCGATAAGGGGCGTGACTCATGGCCTACTCGCAAACTCAACTCGAAGCGCTTGAGGCAGCGCTGGCCAGCGGCACGCTGCGCGTGACATTTGAAGGCCGCAGCCTCGAGTACCGCAGCGTCGATGAACTCAAGAAGGCGATCGCCGAAGTGAAAGCCGCCATGGCTGCCGCGGATCCGGTTCGGCCTCGCTCGCGCGTGGTACGGACCTACACGACCAAAGGTTTCTGATGGGCTACTGGCGGAATCTCATGCGGGCGGCCTTCGGGGCGCCCACCAGGGCGCTTGCCGGTTACGAGGCCGCTGCCAGCACGCGCCGCACGCAAGGATGGAACCCATCGAATGAAGGGATCAACGCCCTGGTGGCCGGCGGCGGCGATGCGCTGCGGTCCCGCTCGCGCGACATGGTCCGCCGCAACGCCTGGGCCAGCAACGCGGTCGAAAGTTTCGTCGGCAATGCGGTCGGCACGGGCATCAAGCCGCAATCGAAACACCCGGACCCGGCGGTGAAGCGGCGGCTGCAGGAACTCTGGCTCCGGTGGACGGACGACGCCGATGCCGCCGGGCTGACGGACTTCTACGGGCTCCAGGCCTTGGTCTGCCGCTCGACGATTGAAGGCGGCGAGTGCCTGGTGCGCATTCGCGAGCGCCGGACCGAAGACGGCTTGACGGTGCCGCTGCAACTTCAACTGCTCGAGGCCGAGCACCTGCCGGCGACGAAGAACGAGAATCTCCCGAACGGCAACGTCATCCGCGCCGGAATCGAGTTCGACCGGATCGGCCGCCGGGTTGCATACCACCTCTACCGCGAGCACCCGGGCGAGAAGCTCACGTTCCTCAACGCCGGTGAGACCGCGCGTGTGCCGGCCGAGACCGTGCTGCACATCTATAAGCCACTGCGGCCTGGCCAGCATCGCGGCCAGCCGTGGCTCGCGCAGGTGCTGGTGAAGCTGCATGAGCTCGACCAGTACGACGACGCCGAACTCGTCCGCAAGAAGCTGGCGGCGATGTTTGCGGCGTTCATCACCGAGAACAACCCCGAGGATCCGGTGATCGGCTCAAAGCCCGGCGAGGGCGAGACGGACGCCAGCGGCGCGCCGCTGGCCGGAATCGAGCCAGGCTCGATCGTGAAGCTGCTGCCGGGCGAGGATGTGAAATTTACCGAACCGGGCGACGTGGGCGGCATGTACACCGAGTTCATGCGAGTGCAGTTGCGCGCCATCGCCGCGGGCCTTGGGATCACCTACGAGCAGCTCACCGGGGATCTCGAGCGCGTGAATTACTCCTCGATCCGCGCGGGGTTGCTCGAGTTCCGCCGCCGCTGCGAGCAGTTCCAGCACCAGGTGATGGTCTACCAGTTCTGCCGCCCGGTGTGGCGGGCCTGGATCCAGGCGGCGTCGCTCAGCGGCGTGATCGATGCGCGCGACTACGCATCGAACCCGAACGCCTATCTCGACGTCGAGTGGCGGCCGCCGTCCTGGGCGTGGGTCGACCCGCTCAAGGACATGAACGCCGAGGTCGTGGCCGTGCGCGCGGGCTTTAAGCCGCGCAGCGCCGTGATCAACGAGATGGGCTACGACGAGGAAGACGTCGACCGGCAGGCCGCCGCCGACAACGCGCGGGCCGATGCCTACGGGAACATCTACGACTCCGATCCGCGCAAGACCACGAGCAACGGGCAGCGAGTCGCTGAGCCAGAGTCCGCAACGCAAGTCGAATGACGAACCTTTCGCATATCGCTTCGCGCGTGTTCAACACGCCGCTGATGATCGACTCGAAGAAACTGGCGGCGATCCTGTCCGTGCTGGCGCCGCGCTTGGGTCTCGAGCCTCCAGCGGTGGAGGCGGCCTTGCTCACCGAGCAACGGTCGCGGAAGCCCTATGCCGTGACGGACGCTGGCGTCGCCGTCATCGAAGTCTCGGGCAGCCTGGTCAACCGTTCGTCGGGCATGGACGCGCAATCAGGGCTCACCTCGTATGAGCAGTTGGGCAACGAGATTCTCGACGCCGCCACGGATACGCAGGTCCGAGGGATCCTCTTACGCTTCGACAGCTATGGCGGCGAGGCCAACGGCGCCTGGGATGTGGCGAGCCTGATCGAGGAGGCCGCACGGGTGAAGCTCGTCTGGGCAGCGGTCGATGACTGGGCCTTGAGCGCGGGGTACCTGCTGGCCTCGGCCACCAACCGCATCTGGATCACCCGCACCGGCGGCGTCGGTTCGGTCGGCATCATCGCCATGCACCTCGATCAGAGCGGCTGGGACGCGGCGAACGGCCTCCGCTACACGACCCTCTTTGCCGGGGACCGCAAGAACGACTTCAACCCGCACGAGCCGCTTTCCGACGGCGCCCGCTCGGTGCTTGTGGCCGAGGTCGACCGGCTCTACAGCATGTTTGTCGACGCCGTGGCCCGCCGCCGCAGCCTGAGCGCCGCGGACGTGCGCGGAACCGAAGCGGGCATCCTCTACGGCGAAGACAGCGTTGCTCAGGGCTTCGCCGACCATGTCGGCACGTTCCGCGACGCCCTGGCCGCGATGACCGATTCGTTGTCAAAACCGAAGTTCACGAAAGGAGGCACTCCAGTGTCTGAAGCAACCCAGGCGGTAACGAGTCCGCCCGTCCCCGATCTTGCCGCCATTGAGGCCGCTGCCCGCGAGCAGGGCTACGCCGAGGCGGCCGAGATCGTCGTGCTGTGCTCGATCGCCGGCCGGCCCACGTTGGCCAGCGACTTCATCAGCCGCCACCTCTCGGCGCCCGAGGTCCGCAAGGAACTGCTCGCGCTGCGCGCCGAGGCCAACCAAGAAGAGATCCGATCCCACGTTCTGCCGGAGGCGAGCACCGCAGCCAAGCAGAACCTCGAGGAAAACCCGGTCGTCAAGGCCTGCATGGCCTTGGCCAGCCCGAAAGGAGGGAAGTAGCCCATGCCCGTTCAATCGCAATCGAACTACCTCGGCGACTGGCTGAAATTCGAAGAGGACAACCTTTACAGCCGCGACGAGGTCACCGTCGCGAGCGGCCAGAACCTGGCGACCGGCACCGTAGTCGGCGTCATCACCGCCAGCGGCAAGGTGACGCAACTTGCGCCGGCCGCTTCCGACGGCTCCGAGAACGCCGCCGGCGTGCTGCTGAACGCTGTCGACGCGAGCGCCGCCGACAAGCCCGGCGTCATCGTCGCGCGCCACGCCATCTGCTCGGACAAAGGTCTCATCTGGCCCGGCTCGATCACCGGCCCGCAGAAGGCGGCCGCCATCAGCCAACTCAAAGCCCTGGGCATTCTCGTCCGGGAAGGAGCCTAACCCATGCCGATGCTCAATCCATTCGCCACCGATGCCTTCAACATGGTCGCCCTCACGGCGGCCATCAACAAGATCCCCAACACCTACGGGCGCCTCGAGCAGTTGAACCTGATGCCCGCCACCGGCGTCCGTACGCGCACGGTCATCATCGAGGAGATGAGCGGCGTGCTCAACCTGCTGCCCACCCAGCCCGTCGGCGCGCCCGGCACCGTGGGCGCCCAGGGTAAGCGCAAAGTCCGCTCGTTCGTCATCCCGCATATCCCGCACGATGACGCCGTGCTGCCCGAGGAAGTCCAGGGCATCCGCGCCTTCGGCTCGGAGTCCGAGACCGAGGCGCTTGCCGATCTGCTCGCCCTGAAGCTCCAGAACATGCGCAACAAGCACGCCATCACACTCGAGCACCTGCGCATGGGCGCGCTCAAGGGCGTGATCCTCGACGCCGACGGCTCGGTTCTCTACAACCTCTACACCGAGTTCGACATCACCCCTAAGACGGTCAACTTCGCGCTGTCAACGGCTTCGACTGAAGTGCTGCTCAAGGTGCTCGAGGTGAAGCGCCACATCGAGGACAACCTCAAGGGCGAGTTCATGACGGGCATCCTGTGCCTGTGCTCCTCGGCGTTCTATGACGCCTTCACGACGCACGCCAAGGTGAAAGAGGCCTTCCAGTACTACCAGCGCAATCAGCAACTCGGCAACGACTACCGCACGGGGTTCACCTTCGGCGGCGTGACGTTTGAGGAGTACCGCGGCCAGGCGACCGACGCCTCCGGAGCCGTGCGGAAGTTCATCGCGGACGACGAGGCGCACTTCTTCCCGCTCGGCACCGCCAACACCTTCCGGACGTTCTTCGCGCCGGCCGATTTCAACGAGACGGCGAACACGCTCGGCCTGCCGCTTTACGCCAAGCAGGAGCCGCGGAAGTTCGGGCGCGGCACCGATCTGCACACGCAGCAGAACCCGCTGCCGATCTGCCTGCGGCCGGAGGTGCTGGTCAAGGGGACCAAGTCCTGACCATGAGCGGCTGGGAAGCGGCGGTGAGCGGCCTGAACGCGGCCGTCGTGAATACGTTCGGCCGCGAGGTTCTCTACCTTCCCGAGGCGGGCGGGCAGGCTGCCGTCCGCGCGGTGTTTCAGCCGGCGCGGGAGGCCGAAGATGCATCGCCGGGCGTCTATGCGGTGATATTTGCGCGGCTGTCGGATCTGCCGTCGGCGCCCGTGCGCGGCGACGAGGTTGAGATCGAAGGCAGTCGGTACAAGGTCTTCGATATCGAAGCCGACGCCGAGGGCGCCGCGGTGCTCCGGCTCCGCAAGACCGGCTGACTTGTGGAAGATCTTCCACAGGTCGGACTTCCGCCAAATCTGGCGGAGGTTTCTCGACTTGTGCGCAATTGCGCACAAGTTCTCTTGAAGACGGTTCATGCCAAGCGTCCGGGTCTACCAGAAGAAGCAACTGCGGCTCGACCTGCTGACCTTCCGCCAGCGCCAGATGTATGAGTTGGGCGCGGCCGGTGTCACGGCGGTAAAGACGCGGCTCGCCGCCGCCCAAGGCCCGGAGGATTCCGCTGCTAAGCCGCTCACCAAACGCTACGCGATCTGGAAGACGCGCAAGGGCAAGGGCAACCGCCGCAACCTGACATTCTCGGGCGACTTGCTGCGCAACTTCCAGGTCCGCATGGTGAGCGAGAACCGCGCCAAGGCCAACGTCTCGACCCGCAAGGACCGGATCAAGGCCTGGGCCAACCAGAAGCGCGAGGCCTGGATGGTGTTCTCGCCGAAGAACAAGGCGTCGGTCATGGAGGCAGCCCGCAAGATGCTGGAAGCGATGAAGCCGCGGCTGCTCGTCGAACGCAGCTTGGGAGGAAAGCAGAGATGATCAATCCGGCGGAACTCGTGGACAACCTGGTCGCCCTGCTCCGCGACATCCCGGAACTGGTTGCGGAGATGGGCGGCGATGAGCAGCGGATCTTCGCTTACCACGACCAGTATCCGAAGCGGGCGAGCCTGGCGGCGGCGATCCACGAGATGCCCGCTCCGGGAATCATGGTCGCCTGGCAGGGGACGCAGCCCGCGAGCTTCGGCGGCGTGGATGTGTGGCGGCATCAGGTCACGCTGTATCTGCGGGCTCGCGAGACCTTTGACGGAGATCCGCCCACGGCTTACTACCGGCTGTTCCGGCTGATCACCAAGGGAGTTCCGGCGTCGGCTGGCGTGCCAATGCTCAACGCGACGGTCCATCCATCCTGCCACCCGATGGACCTGCCGCGCATCGAACGGCAGACCGACGCCGAGGGGCTCGACTATTTCGAAGTGCCGCTCAGCTTTCTGGAGATGGGAGATGACTGAAAAGACCGTGCTGATGCGCTCGCCCGAGGGCGAGGTGCAGGAAGTGGAAGCCACGCCGGCAACGCTCGTGCCGCTTATGGTACGCGGCTGGCGGCAGGTCACGGAAGAGGAGGTAACGCCTGATGTCCGTCGCGCGGATGCAGGAAATCCAGATCTGCTTCGGTAAGCAGAAGCAGACCAACATCTCGACCGCCAACACTGGCGGCCAGATGTGGCAGTTGCGGAAGCTCAACGCCACGCTCGCCAACCCGAAACTGAACACCGAAAACGACGCCGATGAATTCGGCAAGGGCCACGAGTTCCCGACGCAATCCTTCCAGACCTCCTGGGACGTGAACGGGACGCTTGAGAAGTACCTCGGCGCGGAGATCGGCGCCTGGGCGATGGCTTTCGGGCTCGGCAAGGTCGTCAAGTCCGGCACGACGCCGAACTTCACCTACACATGCACGCCGCTGTTTCCGGCGAACGGTGATGCGGCCGAGCTGCCCTACTTCAGCTTCGTCGAGCAGATCCGCCCCGGCGCGGGCGTCGTGGTGGACCGGATGGCCGTGGGGTGCGTGGTCGAAGGCTGGACCATCTCGATCGGCTCGGGGCCGGGCCGCGCGAATTCGAAGATCACGGTCGAGTTCGTTGGGTCGGGCAAAACTACCGAGCCCTCGGGCATCACGATGCCGGCGGCGACGGTCGAGAAGCTCCTGCCGTCGGCATCGCTCGCGCTTTCGATCAACGGCGTTAACTACGTCTCGAACAAGAACATCGTCTCGCTGGAGGCGTCGTGGAAGAACAATGTCCGGCTGGACGGTGGCTTCTATCCCGGCTCGGGCTTTCAGACGCCCGGCGACGGGGCAAGCGGCGCCATCCGTGGCCGGCTCGAGTTTGGCAACCGTCAAGGCACGTTGCGCTTCGTCGCCCGTTTCGAGAACGGTTCGACCGAGTTGACCAAGCTCAAGAGCCAGTCCACAGGCACAGCGGTGCTGGCGCTCACCTACGACGCCAACAACTCGCTTGAGATCACCTGGCATAAGGTCTCTTTCGCCTCGGCCGAGGTGGGCGAGACGGACGGCATCGTCACCGTCTCGGTCGAGTGCCTGCCGATGTGGGACGAAACCAACGGCATCGTCTCGTCAGTGGCCAAGTGCAACGTGGACGGGATCGCTCAGTAAGGAATTGCCATGTTTGACGCAAAGCAACCCATCACCATCCACCTGCGCACGCCGGAAGGTGTGAAGCCAGTCCGGGTGCGCTTCCCGACCGACGAGGAGTGGATCGACCGCCAGAAGAAACGTAAGGTCATCGTGAAGCAACTGGGGCGCGGCGTGTCGGAAACGACGATCCCCGACTCGGCAGAAGCCGACGCCGCTCTGCTCGCGAAGATCCGCGTGCCGGAGGAGAACGCGCCCGAGGTCGATGCCTTCGAGGCCAGCCGGATCATCGAGCAGTTGAGCCAGGCCGAAGTAGACGACGTCGAGCAAGTTGGTGACGCCTTCCGCGTGACGCTGCGGGTTCTTGGCGGTACGGTGGAGCACATTCTGAAGATGCCTTCCGCCAAGGACGTTTTCGAATACCGCAGAGGCTTTGCGCGCGTGCTCGATCTGCCTTATAACCGGCAGGAGTTGATCATCAACCTGGCCCCGGCTGCCGCGCTCTTCAAGAAGCTGCTCGAATCCTCCGAAGGCTACTCGGGCGAGGTGCCGATCATCCACCAGGCCGTCGCGATCAAAGCCGCGATTGATGCTCTGGACGGCGCCTTTGAGGAGCAGCGCGACCCAAACTGACTCACCGGGAGTGGCCTGAGAAACCCTCCCTGCGGTTCCTGATTCACTGGGCGCTCCGCCGCGAGGAACTCTGCGATCCCGGCCTCTGCCAGGACGCTCCCGACGATGGCGGCCGCTGCGACCACTGCCCGCTGGACAAGCTGGACGCGGCGCAGTCCTCTGAGGCGGGTCTGTTGCTGCGGCGCGCGCTCGACATTCGGGCGGCGCTGAAGATAGGCGCACGGATCGGACTGGACGAGATCCGGGCTGACGAGTTCCGGGCGCTTGTGGTGCTCGAAGAGGAACACGACGCGTTGGAACGCGAGCAGATGAACGCGCATGGCCGATAACAGGCTCGAACTCGTCGTTGAAGTCGACACCAACAGGGCCAATGCGTCCATCAAGAGCGTCAACGCGAGCCTGTCGAGCATGGAGGCTTCGGCCGTGAAGACCGCCCGGGGCGCGGCGCAGGGAATCGACGGCATGACCGCCGCCATGGTGAAGGGTGCGACAGCCGGGAACCTGCTGGCCGACGCCATCAAGAGCGCGCTCACCTGGGCCAAGGAGTTCACCGTCGGTTCGGTCATGATGGCCGCCGAGAATGCCAAAGCCGAGGCCTCGCTCAAGGCGCTGGCCACCGCCCACGGCGTTGGAGCGGCCGCGGCGGCCAGGCAGGTCACTGCGATCGAAGAGATTGGCTTCGAGTACACCGACGCCGCGCACGCGGTGCAGCGGTTGATCGTTGCGGACCTGGAACTGGCCAAGGCTCCGGGCCTGGCGAAACTCGCCAAGGATGCGGCGGCGGTCCAGAACATCGCCGCCGGCGAGGCCCTCGAATCCATCGTGATGGCCATCGAGTCGGGCTCCTCGCGCGGCCTGCGCACCCTGGGGCTGTTCGTCGACTTCCAGAAGGAATCTCAAATTGCCCAGCTTCAACTCGGCCGCGCACTGTCCGAGACAGAGGAGAAGCAGCTCCGCTATAACGCGGTGATTCGCGAAGGCGCGAAGATCCAGGGCGCCCACGCGGCGGCCTCCCAGACCGTCGAGGGACAACTGGGCGCGCTGCGCCGCGAGTTCAACAACCTGCGCGAAGACATCGGAGCCACGTTCCAGGATGACTTCAAGGCGTTGATCGGCAACCTGCGGGGCCTGGTCGGCTGGCTCCGGGAGAATGCAGATTCGCTCAAGAAGTTCGGCGAGGTGGCGCTGTGGGTGTCGGGCATTTTGGCGACTTACGCCCTGGCCGACAAGATCATGGCGCTCGCGAAGTCCATCGCCGCGCTCCAACTCGCGAGCATCAACCCCTACGCGCTGCTCGCGGTGGGCGTGGTGGGTGCGGGCTTCGCCATCTACTCGCAGTGGAAGGACACCCAGGATCAGCTTCAGGCCCGTTTCGACGAGATGCAGCGGAAGGCGCTGCGCGAGGACCTCTTCAGCGGCCGGACGAGCGTCGATGCCCTGCGCAAGCAGGGAATGACGGACGATCAGATCCGCGAACTCGTCATGGGCAAGCGGTGGCTCCCTGGAGAGCAGTCCTTCGAGTACGAAGGCCCGAAACTGACCATCAAGTCGTCATCGGAGCCGAACATCGAGGCGCTGAAGCGGGCGGCCGAGATCCGGAAGCGCCAGTTGGAAGTGGAGCGGGAGAGCGCACGCGCACTCGAAGAAGTGCGGCGGCGCGGGCTGACAGGATTCGCGCGGGACGTGGCCGAGGTCCAGGAGCAGATTCGAAAGTGGACGACCTTTGTTGACGAGCGCGGCAATGAGCAGCGCATCGCGCTGACCCGACAGGCGTGGGAGAACGTCATCGGAGAACTTCGCGTGCGACTGGCGAACTGGCAGAAGGAAGTCCAGGAGACCAACCGCAAGAACCTGGCCGAGTATCTGGCCACGGAAGAAGAGGCCGCGCGGCGGCGGCTCGAGATCGAGTCGCACCTGTTCAGCCAGCGGCTGGCCTACAACGAGGAGGTTGCCAAACGCAACCTCGATCACCTCGAGCAGATGCTCGGCATTGAGGAGCAGCGGGCCGGGTTCGCGCGCGAGGCGCAACTGCGGGCGCTCGATGCCACGAATGCGCAGACGCTTGAGCAAAAGGTTGCCGTCGAGCAGCGCAAGGCCGCGATCGAGATCGAGCACCTCACCCGCGTGCACGAGATCCGCATGCGCCTGTTTGATCTCGAAACCTCGCGGATGGTCATTGAGGAAGAGGCGCAGCTCAAGCGGCTCGGCTATCGGGCTGATGAAATCCAGGCACGGATCGCCGAGCTCACCGCACAGCGGGATGAGATCCGGCGGTTCCAGCAGGAGGCTACCGACGCCGCGATCCAGGGCGCGCGCGAAACGGCGGCGATTCACCAGGCGCAGTTGGTGCGAGACCACAACCAGCGAATCTTCGATTCCTTCAAGCGCCAAGCCGAGGGCGTCTTCGACGCGCTGCTTACCAAGTCGCAGTCCATCTGGTCGGCCATCGGCAACTCGCTCAAGACCGCCCTGCTCACCGCCATCAAGGACGTGGTCACTTCGCGCGTGGCCGCGATGCTGATGCAGTTGTTTACCGGCACGCGGGTCTCGCTGGCCGGTGGAGGCGCCTCCGGCGGGGGCACACTTGGCAGGCTCGGCGGGCTGCTCGGTATCGGTGCAGCGCCGGTCTTCGGAGGAGGTAGTGGCGGCGGTGGTCCCATTCCCGGCGGCGCGGCAGGCGGGTGGGGCACGCCTCCCTTCATTCTTTCAAATGGCAGCAGCGGTTGGAGTGGCCTGCTCGGCGGCTGGAAGGATTTCTTGGGCTTCGGCGGCGGCGTTCAGTACGCCCCTGGCAAGGCAGTGACGTGGGAAGCCGCGACGATGGGCCAGAAGCTTTCGGCGCTCGGGCGGTCTAATGCTGCGCTGCTTGGTGGTGCAGCGCTTGCGCTGATGGGCCTCCAGCGCGGCGGCGTCTCCGGCCTCGCCATGACCACCGCCGGCGGCGCGATGATCGGCTTCAAGTATGGCGGTCCTCTGGGCGCGGCGATCGGCGCCGGGATTGGCGCGGTCGCCGGGCTGGTGCGGCTGTTCGTCAAGGGCGCGCAGGAAAAAGCGCGCGAGAAGATCAAGGCCACCTACGGCGTCGACATCCGCGACAAGGGTGTGCTGAAGCAGATTGTCGACATTGCCAAGCAAGGCTTCGGCGGCAATCTGGAGGCGGCCATTCGTAGCCAGCAGATCCGCGACCTGGTCGAGTTGTACGCGCTGTCGACCGGTCAGACCACTTCGGGACTCCCGGCCACCGTGCGTCCGGTTTCGCTTCTGCAGCAAGGAGGCGGGCTGTTCCAATCGAGTTCCGGCGGCCTGACGCTAGCGCCGCTTGGAGGCGTCACGCCATCGTCCGCCGCTGGGCCCACGGTAATCAACATCACCGTGCCCGGAGCGAAGGAGTTCTTCGAGAAGGAAACGGTGCGGGTAGTCGTCGAGAATCCGCGCGCGGTGCAATCGGCGGCGATGACCGCGACCAAAGCCAGCTCTGGCCGCCGCGAGATGACCGGGCTGCAACTCAGCCCAGGATTGATTATGTCGTAGGACTCAAGCAGCGTTGCGTGGAAGGACTTCGCGCTCGATTCGGCTGGCCAGGGCATCCTCGGCGGCCGCCAGATCGTACTTCGCCTGAAGGTTGACCCACATTTGCGCTGAGGTGCCGAAGTAGCGCGCCAACCGTAGCGCCGTATCAGCGGTAATGCCTCGCTGGCCCTTTATGATGCCGCCGATCCGGTTCGCGGGAACGCGCAGCGCCGTAGCGAGGGCGTTCACGGTCAGGCCGGCCTCGTTCAGCAGGTCCTGTAGAACCTCCCCGGGATGGATCGGTGGCAAGCGCTTCGGCTGTTTCGTTGCCATGTTGGAGCCTCCTTTCAGTGGTAATCGACAATTTCGACGTTGTGAGCGTCTCCGTTCCGCCATTCAAAGCAGATCCGGAACTGGTCGTTGATCCGGATGCTGTGCTGGCCCTTCCGGTCTCCCTTGAGCGCTTCCAGCCGGAGGTCAGGCAACTCGAGATCCCGGAGAGACGTAGCCGCGTCCAAGAGTTCCAATCGGATCCGAGCCGCCTTTTCGATGCTTTGAAACTTCCGGCTGAATTTCCGATCCAGCAGCAACTGCACATCCTTCTGGCGGCAGGATCGGATCATACGACTACCATATTACGACGCGCGTACAACTAAGGCAATTCATGACCCGCCAGGAACTGATTGAGAAGATCGCGAGGGCGATCGCGGAGATGGAGGGTTTCTACGCCACCACAGCGAAACCAACTCTTGCCCAGAGGAACGCGAACCCGGGCAATATCCGGCAGTGGCGGGACGCGCGCGGCCGGCCATATCCCACCCTTCGCGGTTACGTGGATTTCGTCGCGTGGGCGTCCGAGCGGTTTCCCGGCACCTCGCGCGAGGAGATGAGCCAACGAGCGATCGAGGAAGGCTGGCGCATCCTGCGCGTGCTCGTGGGGCAGTACCTCGATGGAAAGTACACGCAGGGCAAGCCGCCTACGCTCGATGAGATGTTCCGGGTCTACGCGCCCTCAGCGGACGGCAATCATCCGGTGAACTACGCCCGCTTCGTCGCCCGCAAGATCGGCGCGCGCCCGGACCAGAGACTCATCGACCTGGTGACCGTCTGATGCCCGGCTCGGTTCAGAACGCGGCACCGCACACCGTGCTGCCGGCAAGCCTCTCGCGCGCCTTCGTCCACGAGCGCGAGTATCCAGTTCTCGACAATGAGTACCGCAACGGCGAATCGCAGCGGTCCGTGCAGGCCACCAACAGCCGCAAGCGCTGGCGGCTGGCCAAGAGGCTGACTCCGGCGCAACTCACGGCGCTCCGCGACTTCCATGACGCCCGCAAGGGTCCGACTGAGCCGTTCTACTTTTACGACCCGTATGAGACCAGCCCAAAGTTTTCCTATGATCCCTCCGGCCAGGCCGTTGCGGGCCGCTACACCGTGCGCTTCGCCGGCGAGTGGAGCCAGTCGGTCTCGCTCGGCCGCGCGGATGTTTCCATCGAACTGATCGAGGTGGCTTGAACCATGCCCGGCAAATCGCAATCCCATACCGACGCCGTGCTTAACGTGCTGCGCGGCTCGACGCTCAACGGCGTCTCGCCCTTCGTCGGCCTTTTCTCCACAGCGCCCGCCAACGACGCCGCCGCGGGCACCGAACTTTCCGGCAACGGCTACCAGCGGCAGGCAGTGACGTTCGGCGCGCCCGTCACCGACACGGGCAACATCCGCAAGATCGGGAACACAAACAACATTTCTTTCGGCCCGGCCTCGGCCGACTGGCTCCAGGCCGTCGCCTTCGGCATCTTCGACGCCTTGTCGGGCGGCACGCTCCTCTACTGGGACGCGCTGACCACGCCCAAGACCATTCAGCAGGACGACCACGGCCAGTTCGCGCCCGGCACGCTCGTCGTCAAGGAGGACTGACGTGGCCATCGACACGATGGACAAGTTGGTCGCTGCGCTGCCCGGTCAGCACCGCCACCTCTTCAAGGCCTCCCAGACTGCCGAGGGCGCGGGCACGTGGCACTCGCTGTGGAAAGCGGCGGGCAGTCCGGGCGCTGGTTCAACGCCGCCCACGGGCAACGGCCAGGTGCCTACACGCCTCACTGCCGGCGCGATCACGCTGGTGAACCCAAGCGGCGCGAACAAGCTATACCTGGCGCGGTTTTCCGTCGCCGGCGCAACTGCGGGCACGGTGATTCTCTATGACCGCCTTTGGCACAACTCGGGGCTCAACGGCAACATCACCACGGCGCAGACCATTGCGACGCCGCCCACGCTGACGCGGCCGGACGCCGACGGCGCGGACGTCGAGCTGTGGGGCGAGGTCTACACGGCAATGGGCGCGACCGCGAGCGTCTTCACCGCCACCTATACCAACCAGGACGGCGTCGCCGGGCGTTCCGCGACGTACTCGATGCCCGCCAATGCGCTCTCGGTCGGGCAGATGTTTCCGTTCACGCTCCAGGCCGGCGACACGGGGGTGCGGACGGTGAGCCAGGTGCAGTTATCGGCCGCCACGGGAACCGCGGGGGACTTCGGGATGGTACTCCTGCGTCGGCTCGCGGAGGTGCCGATCACCGCTGTCAATGTGCTGGCCGACCGCGATGCCTTCGCCCTGGGTATGCCCGAAGTCTTCCCGGACGCCTGCCTGGCGCTTCAGGTTCTTTGCACGACCACGAGCACAGGCAACATCATGGCGGCGGTTGAGTTCATCGAGGGCTGATGCCGGGCAGGGGCGCGTATCCGAACCAGTCGGCGCGGATCACCCGCGCAGCCCTCACCCAGAAGCCCGAAGACGGTGTTCGGGCGGCCCTGTCTGCGTACTTCTTCGGCAGCAGTGGCAGCGTTCAGGTCATGGCCGGGACTTCAGCGGGGCTGGCGAACACGGCGGCGGGCCTGAACGTCCTGCGTTCAGTCTCCGGGGCTGTGTTCGCCGATTCATGGGGAGCAGCCAGCCTCACCCGCGCCTTGCGCCTGACCGGCTTCACGAGCGGCGCGGGAATCACTTCAGGGACCAATCGGCTGCTGCGCGGCCTGGCGGGAGCCGCGTCGGCTGGCGCGAATGCGGCTGGTGGGATGCGGATGATCCGGACGCTGGCCGCTGCCGCAGTTGGGCTTACCGCAGTCGCCGCGCACTTCGCGAGGCTTCGCGCCCTTGCGGGTAGTGTCCTCAGCGCAAGTAGTATTGACGGCACGGTGGCCATCTCGCGTGCCTTGGTGGCCACATGCGTCGCACTGTCGAGCTCAGGCGGGAAACTCTCCCTGGCAAGGGCACTCAATGCGGTCACCCTGGGTGTCGCCGCCATCCGTGCTCGCCTGGCCCGTGTGCGCGCGCTGACCGGTGCAGGGCTTTCCGGGGGAGCGCTGCTTGGCCGGTTGGCCGTGATCCGCAGTCTCGCCGGTCGGCTCGCCGGATGGTCTGCGATCGTCGGGATGCTGCTCTCCGCGGTTCGCACGATCCTGGCGCGCACGGTCTTCGCACGGGGAGACGCTCGCACGGCCATTATCAGCTTCGAGGAACGATCGGTCGTCGTATGCGGTGAACAACGCCTGATCACACCTGCCGCTGAGGCTCGGACTTTGACCGTGCGCGAGGGCAAGAGGCAGATCGACGCATGACCTTCACCAAAGACCCCGACGCTATCCTCGACTACGCGGTTGATTGGAGCCGGTGGCTTGCAGGGGACGCAATCGCTGCCAGCACGTGGTTTGTGCCGACTGGGCTAACCAAAGCCACCGAGAGCAACACGGCCACGAAGGCGATTGTCTGGCTCTCGGGCGGATCAGCAGGACAGAACTACACGGTGACCAACCGCATCACCACGGCCGCCGGTCGAACTGAAGATCGGTCTTTCACCATTCGCGTTGAGGAGCGCTGATGCCGGACTACATCGGCAACATCGCGGTCCCGGAGATCGTGCCGTCGGGCGTGTTTCCGCTCGTGCCAGACTGGCCGATCGAGGTGCGCCGCGACCATGAGGTCGTGGTGCATCAATTCGGCAGCGGCAATGCAAAGATCGAACAGCGCATGCTCATTGGAACGGGTGCGCGGCGCTTCACCATTCGTAAACAGTGGCTGCGAGACGCCGAGCGCATCGCCCTGCGCAACTTCTGGGAGTCGAAGTATGGCCCCTACGGAGCTTTCACCTACAACGCTTCGAACGACAGTGGAATCGGCACCACGCCCGTCACCTGCCGTTTCGCCAACGAGCCGCTCTCCTGGGAGATGGTCGCCGACTGGGCTTGCTCACTGGGTGTGACGCTCATCGAGATCCCCCAGACCAGCCCGTCTTATCCGCTGAACCAGACCGTCAATCGCTTCCCAC